TTCTGATTGAAGATAGTCGTGCATACTATAAAGTTTATCTTTACTTTTCTTTATAACATTACGCACGATCCAAGCTTCATCAACATGGAACAACCTATCAATATGTTTTTCAGGAAGCATAGACATCTCTGTTATTAATTGATTGTCTCTGTTAAGAAGTACTTTAAAACTTATTAAGTTTGCTTCTGTTTTCTTTTCCATATTAAATAATCTCACAAGTACCTGCGCTACACGCAAGCTCTTTAGTATTTTCAGTTGTGTCTTCAGTTTCGTACTCAGTAATTTTTGACCAATCTACTGTGTCTGTAGTTTTCTTTAACCAACTACGATACTCATTGTAAGTTATCTCTTGGTAAGGAGCTTGCTTATAAGAGTGATCTGAGAAAGGTAAGAAGGATATACCAGAGACATCATCAAAGTTCTTATGTACCCAAGCACCTACTTCCATCCATTCATTTTCTTTAACAGAGATAGTGACAGATGGTTTGTGTTCACACCAGTTATCTTGATACTGTTTCCAAATTTCTAAATGCTCAATGGCTGTAAAGTCTTTCCTAGTGAGAGAGCCTTTAGGACTCTTTATGGGGAAGTAAAACACATAGGTATGCTCTGGTTTAGTTACATCGTCTTCGTGATAAACACCTGCATCAACCATTAGTCTAGCTAACGGATCTTTCTTATCAGCTCGTATGGTACGAAGGTAGTATGGGCTATGTCTAGTGTGGATACCTGAAGCACTATCGACCAGTTGGCTCACTGTTCCACTAGGTTTTACGCAGGTAATTGCTGCGGAAGTGGGAATACCTAGCTTCTTAGCCCATACTTTATTAATTGATACCGATATATTTTTAAGATACTCTAAATCTATATTGCCATTTATCATATCTTTATTATCCATTATACCTGTAAGAGAAACACCAAGTAAAGATTCTTCTTGTGTATTGTGTTTCCATTTACTTGTCAAGTATCTGAAGTTTGTTAGTGTTGCTTGTAACGTACCAAGTATAGTAGCGTTTTCTACTTTATTTATCAGAGTATTCATAGTGTCATCAGATCTAACCACAACTTCAGTTAAGTTGCAGAACTGTTTGTTGCGTAGAATAATCTCACTACAAGGATTAGTACCAAAGTCTGCATACTCTTCTCGTCTACCGTTCTTAGCTGCTTGTTTCTCTGCAGCTTGACGATTAAACATACCACGTTCACCACTCTTAGACTCGTACAGAGACAACCATTCACGCATAAACGCACCAGTTTCTGCAGCATCTGTATAAGCTACTGAGTTATTGGATAACGCACGTTGTTGATTGTCTTCCCACCAAGCACCTGACTTAGCGTTGCGCATACGAGCGTCTGAGAGGTTGCTGAGAGAGATTAAAGCACTTCGCCTTACTCCCCCTACGACTACGACTTCTGCGACCTTACACATCAAATCATGACAGTTAATAGAGACTAGCTTACGCTGTCCTTTTTCTAAGGCATCTTTAAATATGTTGATAGTAAACTCAAATAATTCTTCTAACGGTGCTGGACCACTAGCACGACCACCAAAAGTTTTAAGCCTAGCTCCGTATGGTCTGATGTTAGACACATCCCAAGTAGGAATCTGACCTGAATATAATAACGATAATAATTCTTTGTAAGACTTAGCCCAACCAATCTTTGAGTCAGCTACTTTAATAACTGTATCTGTATTGAACAGTTCTTCAGGTAGATCAGGAAGTTGATTGACGTACTGACGTTCAACACTAAACCCTACACCAGTACCACACATAAGTATGTACAGTGTCTCATCAAAAGCTCTGACGTTATCAACAGCTACATAACTACAGTTAAAACCTGCTACGTTGTCTTGCTCTAGTGCTTTACCTGCTGACATCAATGCTCTCATACTAGGCATGATGTTTAAGTTAAGTACGTTCTCTTCTAGGTGGCTTCTAATAGCAGTCCAAGAAGTATTATCTAAGTTATGGTTTTCTTTTAAATGTTTTTCAAAAAAATTAAAGTATCGGGCTACTGTTTCGCTCCATGTTTCTCTTCGTTTCTTATCTTCGTTCCACCTTGCATATCTACTAAGGTGTATAAATTGTTGATAGTTTGTGGGTAACTCTGCGTTGTTTGTTTGTGTCATATTATTTCTCTTGTAAAAATTGTAGTGCTAAATATAAAAAAGAAGTAGAGCTTAACATAAGAAAGATAATAGGCATAAGAGCATCCCATAACTGTACTTCTACTTCTAATGTTCCGTTTGTTCCGTGATATAAAATTTGTAATGTAACAAAGCCTAAACAAATAATGCTTTGTATTACTCCTAACAAAGCTAACACTCCTGCTGCTGCTACGTTAGATGTAAAAACAAAATAAGATCCGACAGCTATTCCTATAAAAGGAATCATGTATAATAATCTACTCACTATTTGTTTTATCCTCTGTCCATAAATGTATAGCTATTATAGCATAATGTATAATCTTTAGCAAGTCACCTTGATTTTTATATTCTCCAGTAACAGAGTTAGGTTTCTTACCGTACCTTATAGCGTACTTTATAATGTTACCCATGCAAAAACCATCTCCGTGTCCTGCATCTATAACCATCTCTGTTGCTTGCTGCTTGCCAGAAGCATAGTGTTGTTTGTATGTATTATCTATATATCTTTTTATTTGTTCTATTGTATTTTTTTCATTGAATTTATAATCAAGCATTACTTCCACTCCTTCGGTAAGGTATCTTCAGTATACCATTTAAAATTATTAGACTCAGCCCATTCAGCGTGAGTTCTTTTCGTACCATCTTTTCTTTTCTTAGCTGCAGGCATAGGAGCATAAGGCTTTTGAAATATAAACACAAGTTCCATTGTATCAGGTAAAGCTTTCCTAATCCATAGATACTTACTGTACTCAGCGTGATCCCAAAACCTACCCTTTGCTTCGATCAATATTTTATCTCTTTCAAAGTCAGGCTCGTAAGTATGCTCTACTACATAAGGTACTTTGTTTGTATGGTGACTCCAGTTGTGAAGTATACCTGCGTGTAACTCATACTCCCACTTACTATCGTACCCTTTAGGTATGTTCTTTTCTCTTGGTCTAATTTTTCTAGGTTTTCTTTTAGCCATCAGTTAGTCCAGTAACCTGTGCCAGTTTTAGTATTTTGATTGTTGTTTAAATCTTGTAAAGTAAAACTAGGATTACGTTTTAGTTTTTTGTATATCCATTTTAAAGAGTAAGCACTGAGAAGTATTTTACGATTAGCATAGATATGTGTTTCATCTGATAGAAACTCATGTAAGTTCTTTCTGTTTATCAATGTAGCATCTTCACCTTCTGGAACAACAGAACGTAACCATTCTATTAATAAATCTTTACCGTGTTTCCTTAAAGCTTTTGCTTTTCTTCCGTTCATTTAGTAACTTCCAATACTCTAGGTTCTTTTACTACTCTAGTTAAATAAGAATATTTGTTTGAATATTTAAACACTCTTAATCCTTTACCTTCGTTAGCATCTGAATGACATTCAAACTTATGTCTGCACCATGTACATCCTCTAGCTATCTGCATGTTTCCTGCTGCTCCATCTGGAATAGGATTATAACATAATTCAGGAGGAGTGTCTATCTTTATTAATTTTTTAACTGTTTTTATTTTCTTTTTTATGTCAGGTTTATCAAAAGAATTAGGTCTGTATAACGCTAGTTCACCTGACTCTTTATTCATAGCTAAGAAACCACCCTTGTTTGTACCCATAGCAGCCTCGTAGCCAGCCAACTGAGGGAGATAACCAAACATATCATCTTCGGCTAGGGTTTTATTATAAAACTTCTTAAACGCGAAACCAGAGGCTGTCTTAATATCTACTACTTCACCGTTAATAACGCAGTCCATGTGTCCTTTAATGCCAGATACAGAAACTTCTTTCTGCTCATCGGTAACTTCATGTCCTGCTATTTTAATTAACATTAGAAGTACCTCTTCAAGCAAGTGTCCGTATAGAAATTTAATAAACACAGAAGGTTTAATCCTTTCTGTTGTCTTGCTTTCTGAACGCATATCATACCAGAGCTGACGCAAAGGTTTACCAATGTTAGACATGCGTAACGTACCACTATCTCTTGGTCTAGGGTTAGCCCATTGAGAAAGAACTTCTTTCATTGACTCACCGAAAGCATCAATAGTTTTATCGTCTATGTTTAGTGACTCACCATCTGATAGTACAGATAGCTTGTCGTATATATCTTCTACTAACGTATCTAGTTTTTTCATATTGACTGTATGATTTCTTTAGCTTCTGATATAGAAACTTTAAACCATTCTCCATTGTTATCTTTACAAATATTTTTTATTTTCTTATGTGCTTGTTGTTCAGCACTTCGTCTATCGTCAAAGTATTTCTTAAAC